GTAGTCGAAGACCCCGAGGCGTCAGTCTTCATGTCAATCCGGTACCACTGCCCGGTCACCACCGCCTGGGCGGTGGCCCCGGTGGTCGTCGAGCCGACGTTCGCGATGATATCTTGGGTCGCGGTACGGTACCGGATCGTGCTCGGGTTGCCCCCCGCGAGAGTGAACTGGATGATATCCGAGTCCGTCGAGGGGAGGGCGTTGAAGTAGACATACCCCCGCGCCCAGCGGTGGTTGTCCGTGAGGACATCTGGGTCGCGGCGGATATAGCAAATCTCACCGGCCGTTCCAATCGGTTTGAAACGGAGCGCCAGGCCCGAATTACGGGCGAACGTGCCTTGGGACGTGACGGGCCCTACGGAGGTACGCCAGTGCCGTTTCTCCGGTACCGGTGCTGAACCCGCCCCGACCTGCCCGCATTCGCCGCCGCAGCAGAAATCTGCGATCACGGCGGGTTACAGGTTCAGCGTCAGCGTAAAGGCGGTGACCGCGATGTCGGCGTTCACTTGGAACGACTTATTGTCGACGGTGATGTCCGCGCTGTCGGCCGCTTCGCCTACAGTCACGTCGATGCACCGGGTACCATCGCTCTTCACGAACGAGGCCCAGGTCGCGGTCCCGGTCGCGTCGGCATTAATGTCGGTGCCGATGGCGTTGGCGGTGATGACTCGGCTGGCTGCAGCGCCGAACTCGGTCGCGGACAGGGTCAGCTCGGCCAGCTGGGTGTTGCCCGACAGACCCGCATCAGCGGTCGCCGGCTTGGTGCCGCTGTAGAACCGCAGCAGCGAGCTCGCGCCGAGGGTCGCGTTGATGGTGTCGAGGAATGCGTTGAGTACCGCAGTGGAAAAGCGAACGTCTGAGGCCATCGGATGGGTTTCTCTGGTCCTACCGTACTTCTCGCGAGGTTGCCCTCGAGTTACTGCAGCCTTACGCCGCGCCCGCCAAAATCATGGTGATCAACTGCTGCTCCTGCCTCTTCCGGCGGACATATGCCGCCTGTTCCTTCGAGTCTTCAAATTGGACCTCGGGGGTTTTCAGCTTCTCCCAGGCGATCCGGCTGGATGGGATCAGCTCCGGTAGCGGCCCGAAGACCGGGTCCGGGGTCTCCTCTGCCTCGAGCACGAGCTCGATGGGGAGTTTCTCCCGCTTCTTCTTCGTCTCCCACCAGCCGTAGACCACTCGCGGGGGTGTTACCGCGCCCTCTTCCGGTGTCATCGTCGCCGTACCAGACCCGACCGCATCGAGCGTCTTCGAGCCCGCCATCGTGGCGTTGAAGATCAGCTTCGCGGCACCGCTGGCACTCGCCGAGAGGGTCTTGCTGGGTGCGCCTGCGCCGTTGAATCGGAGTACCGCCGTCCCGCTCGCGACTGCCGAGAGGGTCTTGCTAGGTGTGCCCGCGCCATTGAAGCGCTGGCTCGCCGTCCCGCTCGCACTCCTTGAGAGAGTCTTGCTGGGCGAGCCTGACCCGTTGAACCGGAGACTCGCCGTCCCGCTCGCCACGGCACTGAGGGACTTCGTGCCCGCCATCGTGGCGTTGAAGATCAGCTTCGCGGCACCGCTCGCTGTGGCCGACAGCGACTTCACTGCCGCCCCGGTGCCTGTTATCGGAGGTGGTTCACCCCCCGCGAGCGCCAGCAGCAGAGACATATGTCTAGATCAGACTGATTACGCCCACCCGTCGACGGCGGCGGGATCAAGTTCGGCCCACTCGACATTGACGTTGAACTGCCAGGTGCCCGTCGCCGGCACGGTGGCCCGGATGACGATCCCCTCGTTCTGTTCCAGCAACAGCGGGTACTCGTCGTGAGTGTTCCGCTGCCAGAGGACCGTGCCCGGCGCGATGATCCAGGGGTCCGGTACAGAAGTGGCGCCCGTGCTGATGAAGGTGTTCATCGCCGCGAGCGGGTTGGTGTCGAGTGTCTTCGTGCCGGCGGTCAGGGCGGCGGTCTGCGAGCCACGGGTGCCGGTATCACTGAGGAGTGAGAGCGGGAAGTCCGTCCGCCTCTTGTTCGTGTTGTTCGTGCTGAACACCAGGGGGGCACCGCCACCGCCGTCCGCCGACCAGCCGCGAGCGATATTGAGCCGGAAGCTGGCTACACCCGTCGCAAAGGCGGTCGTGTTTCGAGATGCGTTGAAGACGATGGACCGGATAAGACAGAACCGTGTGGCATCCGTCCACCGCATCTGGAAGATTTCACTGTTGCCGGCTAGGCCCGCCGCCATAATGCCGGACTCCCAGGCTACAGCGTAGGAGCCTCGGGTTCCCAGCTCCATCGGCCGGCCGCTCATGCGGGCCGCGAAGTGCTTGGGGTCCACCCCAAGGATTGATGCCCCGTCTTTACCCAGAACTTTGTGTAACCAACTCATGCCCAAACCCACCTTACTTTGAACGTGCCTGTCCCCAACATGGCGAGCGGATGCGCTCGAATCGTGAACCCGGTGCCGGCGATAAGGTCGCTACAGATCAGCGGGCAGAGCGCGGCGGCCTCTGCGTGCTCATCCACCCCATGGTCCGAGGTGGTTTCCTGCATGAAGAAGGCCTCGACGTGCGACGTGGTGAGGATGCCGGCCTGGCCCGTCACGGCTACCGAGGCCTCATCCGCCGGCGTGGAGCCGAAGTCGAGTGTTGCGGTCCCGACTGCCATTATCCGACCGGCATCTCGTCCCAGCCCTTCATGTTGCCCTCCGGGTCATAACGGAGATTGACCGACCGGCCCCTCGCCGGCGCCGGCTCAGATTTCTCCTCGCCGGGTCCTGCCTGGCTCGCCATCCGCTCCCGCTCGATCTGCGCGGTAAGTTCTGCCTCTTGGATGTTGACCATGTGTTTGAGCTCGAGCTCACGGGTCTTGAGGGCGATGTCCGCCGCCTGCTTGTCCCGCTCCCGGTCATCCTCCCGCTCGGCCTTCTGACGCTCGCGGGCATCCTCGAGCTGGATTTCCTTCCACCGCATCGACATCTCAGCCTGCTTGATCGCCAGGTCCCGCTCGAGCGAGGCCTTGTCCTGCTCCATCTTGGCGGTCGCCTTCATCTTCTCGATCTCGATCTGGGCCTTCGCCAGGACCATCTCCGGGGTTTCCGGCGGTGGCGCCTCTGCGGCCTGCTTCTCGAGCTCCGCGATCTGCTCTTTGGTGATCGGCTTGAAATACTTGCTGGTGTTCATCCGCCCACGGAGCTCGGCGATCTCGGCTATCGTATCGCGCCACTCCTTCAAGCTGACAACCGGGTTCTGCGGGCCCAGCTTCTCGAGCGCCATCGACTGCTGCTCCGAGATCCACATCAGGGTCTGGATCTTCTCCTCGAGGAGGCCGGCGCCCATCACGACCTTGACCGAGACATCCATATCGGCGTTCCACGACCGGGGGTCGACGTTCACCCACCGGTTGCGGAGTTTGACCATCCGGGCGCGGGGCTGGTGTTTGAGGAGGAGCTTGTAGATCCCCTTGAAGAGCCGCTTGAGGACGCTCTCGGCGAAGATCCGCACTAACAGCTCCTGCTGCGCTGCAGACGCGGTTACTGTGGCAGCGACAGCCGCCTGGGTGCTCGACTGGAGTGCATCCGGGTTGAGGCCGGCTGCGCCATGCTGCTGCCCTGTCCGGCGCTCGAGGATCTGGTCGGCCAGGTTGATGACCGGCATGATCTCCTTGCCGGGGAAGGCGTGAAAGAGCTCCTTGACCGCCTCGGGACCAGTCTGGGTCCGGATCGGGGCACCCGGCTGGTTGTTGAGGATGTCCGCCAGGTTCCCGTCGTTCTGCTTGTAGACGATCCGGGGGAAGATCGACATGGCGAGCGAATCCGACAGCCCCCGCATCAGCATCGACTTGTACAGCTGGATATCCATCGTCCGGTCGGCGTACGAGAGCCCGTCCATGGTGTGTGGCTCGGGATCTGGAACGAAGATGGCGAAGTTCACATCCTCGGCCGGCTCATGCTTGACGATGTGATGGTCCGGGCCCAGGGCACAGACCCGGCGCAGCTCGGCGATGTTGTCGCCATCGTAATCGATCCGGGCGAAACCCTCGCAGTAGAGGTGCTTCTGGTTCGCCTTCCCGTTCTCGTCGTCGTCGCCATCGGAGGCCATCTGGTCGGTATTCCGGGCGGAAGCCTCGTCGTTATCGCGGACACTCGGGTCGTCCCCACCGTGTTCATCGATGTCCTTCTCGCTGATCCCCATCGAGATAAGCTCACCACGGGTCTTCCGGGTCCGGTGGAAGAGGGCGCTCGCGGTATCTGGGCTCCGCTCATCGCGGGTGTAGAGCAGCTCCTCGGGCGGGACCGGCTCCCACTTCGCCATCCCGTCCTTGACGGTACGGGTGAGTTCGACCGTGAAGGTCGGGACCGGGGGTGAGCCCTGGGGCATCTCGGGGGACGGTGGGCCGGCCGGCGTCTCACCATCCGGGGTGATCAGGTTTACCTTGAGCTCTTCGTCGGACATCAGGAGCTCGAGCTGGTCCTGAGCGACCTTCATCAGCTTGTGGTTGGTGACCGAGCTGGTATCGTCCCACCACCACTTCACGATCCCTGTTTTGCGGACCAGGCCATCCTTGATGACGGCCATCGTGTGGAGGAAGCCCGGATTTTCCTTCGCATAGACGCTCTGGACGAAATCCGTCGCCTGCTCCGCGCCATCCACATCTTCCTCACTCGGGGGATCGAACTCGACGGCGCTCTCTGCGCTGAAAAAGGAGCGCATCATCGCCGGCAGGATCTGCTGGACGCTGTCACGGACATCGGTGCTGACGAACTTGCTGCGGCCCGGCTCTTCGTTGCCGAACGGGCGGCCCATGTAGTAGTCGGTGGCCTTGGCCCGCTCCGGGGAGAGCGTCCCGTCGACATATTGCTCGCCTCGGGTGATCATCCCACTGACGATCTTGTGCAGCTCGGTCTTCGTCATCTTCTTGGGCTCTTTGGCCTTCTTGGGAGCCGCTTCCGGCGCTTCGTATTCCATCAATCGTCCATGAGATCATCCCCTGCGAGAGTGCGGAGTTTAGTTTTCTAGGCCGGTTTAGTAATTACTAAACTCGACCTTTTTGCTAAACTTCCGAATGCCTACCAACCAGCTACGACTGCGTTGTCCCCCAGCAGCCGGTATGGCTTGGCGTTGGTGACGAAGGTCGTGAAATTGACCTCCATGGTCTCCACGCCGTATGTCTTCGTGTCCTCATCGACCCAGCGCCGTAGATCCGACAAGAGTCTGCTGCGTTTTTCAGGTGCCAAACGGGCAGCGTCGACTTCCGCGATCTTCGTCGCCACGATAGTCGTCAATCGCTCCTGGCAGGTCTCCATGTAGGCGTCGACCGAGTTGTAGGCCGCTTTCAGGTCGACGATCTTGACCTTCGCCGCCGCCTGGAGGACGACCATGGTCCCATCCTGCGCCGTGATGTCGATCCGGCTGGTGGAGACCACCGCCCAGGCCGACGACTCCGCGACGACCTCGATAAACCACGGGATAATCGGGTAGATCCCCGGCCCGATCTCCCACTGCCACCGGCCGGCGACGACGTAGAGCCCCCGCTGGTACGGCTTGATCTTCTCGAAGGGCCAGAGGAACTCAATCGACTCGAGAACCAACCGCAGGAAGTCGTTCACTTGCGGTGTTTCTTGATCCCGTAGCGCTGCCGCTCTTCGTGTGTAAACAGCTCCCACGTCGAGGCCTCAGGCGGGATCGAGTTGAACAGCTTCACGATCTCGAGGTGGACCCGGCGCTCGTGCTCGTACTGCTGCCGAGCCAGGCGTGCCTCCGGGCCCTCGTCTTCGGGGACGTACTCGCTCATACGATCCCCTTGATCACCCGCTGGATGGCTTTGTTCCACCCAGCGGTCTTGAGTCCGTCGTTGCCGCTGGCGGTGATCGATTCGCCGGCCATCGTCAACAGGAAGGCATCAGCCCGGTTCGGTGAATCCTCCTGGGTCCGCTTCATCGTCGCCTTCTTGGACTCGACGAGGATTTTGGAGCCGCTGTTGGTGTAGTCGAAGGTCGGCCACCCCAGCTCGGCCGCCAGGAACTCATCCCGCCACTCGTCCTTCTCGTCGCCGGGAGACCACTTCTTCTCGGCCTCGTTCCACCACCAGCCGGTCCCGTGGAGCGTGCAGTCTTTCCGCTGGAACCACTCCCGGCCCTTCCACCAGAGCTCGGAGCGGAGACGCTCGAAGCGCTCATCCATCGACGCCGACTCACTGACGTTGATCCGGCGTGTCGGCAGCCCGAGCTCCATCAGCCGGTCAGCGACCCCGGAACCTTCCCCGATGGCGTCGACGAGGATCTCGGTCGGACGCTCAGAGGGGAGCGTCATATCCCACTCCCGTTTTACGATCCCGACCGTCTGCATCGTGTCTTTGCCCCGCCAGATCCGGACGGGCTCGGCGAGGGAGTTGCCCTTCCGCTTCGCCAGGGCGCAGGCGTCACGGCCTTTCCGGGCGACGTCGAGGCCCCAGATCTGCCGGACCATCACCGGCTTCACATCTCGGTTGAGCGCCCCCTCGAGCATCTCCCAGGTGATCACGACATCGTCATCCACCAGCGGGAACTCACCCAGGACGCGGACCCGGTAGGCGTTGCTCCGCTCACCGTACTGGTCGATGATCTGCTGGATGAAATCTTTGGTGACGTTCGGGTGATCGACGCAGGAGACGTGCAGCCGGACCCAGCTTGCCATCATCGCCGGCTTGTGGAACACGTTGTAGAAGGTCCCGACCCGCCGCACCGGGTTCCCGGCCAGGATCGTCGTGGCGTTGTGGCCCGACATAGATCCTGACGCTGCCTCAAACACGGTCTCGTGGATGCCGGATGCTTCGTCAACGATCAACAACACGTTTTCGGAGTGGACCCCGGCCAGAGCTTCGGGCTTATCGGCGGAACTGGTGTGGAACGAGACGAACGACTCCTGCGGTGCGACCTTGAGCTGGATCTCCTCGGCCTTGACCTCGTACAGGTCGCGGAGCGGGCCCGGCAACTTGTTCAGCCAGGTCACCACCTCGGCGTACAGGGCCTTGAACAGCTGCTTCCCTGTGGGGGCCGTGCAAACAGTCTTCTGTGGGAAGCGGAACAGCAGGTGGTGGACGATGATCCACGCCAGGCCGGTAGTCTTCCCTACCCCGTGCCCCGAGCGCTTGGCGATCCGGCGCTTCTTCAGCCGGTAGGCCTCGAGCATCTCGATCTGGTCCGGGTACGGCTCTATGCCGAACGTCTCTCGGACCCACAGGACTGGATCGTCCGCGTACCGGGCGACGTACGCGTGGAGCGGGTTATCCGTGACCGGAGCTGCCGGGATCACGGAAGGCGGTAGAGACTCGGCTGCGTTTTGGTGTCAGCGATAGCCCTGATGCGGGCCATCGATTGCTGCACGAGCGCCCGGCCGAGCCAGGTGTCGATGTGAGGTGGCTGGTCCCAGCCGAGGAGCCCAACCGGGAGCCGGCCGCTCACTGGGTCCGGCGAGAGGACGCTCGAGGAGTACACCTCGACCTGGCTGGAGACACTCCCGTAGCCCATCTCGCACCGGCCTGAGCTCGCGCCGGTGCTGCCGGACTGGGGCGCCGGCTGGCCGACTGGGGGGCAGACTGTCTCGCCAAACCCGGCTCCGCCGTTCCCGAAGTTGTGGGAGAAGTTGATCTGGACCTTGTCGGCGACGAGGTTCGACCAGGCCGCATTCCGCCAGGTGGTGATCGACCCGAAGGAGTTGACGTACTGGGCCTGGACGCAGTCGAGGACCGCGTATTTCGGGTCCGTCAGGCGCCAGTCCGGCCGGATGGGGCAGAGGACCGGGATGCCAGGGAAAATGTTCTTGATGTACTGCGCCATGTCGTCGATGATCGGTTTGGTGAGCGTCCCGGCCGGGCCCCAGCTCCGGTGATTCGGCTCGTCGATGGTGCTGCTGTACATCAGCGTCCCGTCCGCGATACGGGCGGCGAAGGCAGCCTTGATCGGGGCGGTATTGAAGGTCTGGATCTTGGCGTTCCACTTCGAGCGGTCGAAGACGCAGGTCGGGGTGTCGATATAGCCGTTGTTCGAGCAGGTCCCACCGGCAGAATTGGTGAGATAATTTGCGTGTCCCCCGCCCGCCATCGTGATAATCAGCTTGGTCCCGATTGCCTTAGCGCTATCGAGCTGCTCGATGACGGTGGACGGCGAGACCCCCTCGAATGCGATGTTGAACTGGCTCGAGCCGGCCCGGCGGGCGGTCGAGGAGGTCCACAAATCGAACATCCCGAAGGGGATAGGGTTGCCGGCCGGGGGCGGGTCGACGATTGGGGGCGCTGCCTCGAGCGTCAGGAGCCGGGCCGCCAGCCCGTCGATGCCTTCGGTTAGGATTCGACGGATCTCGGCCTGGTCTCGGAGCTGGTATTGGCCTGGTGAAGAGGGTAAGACGTTCAAATCAAAGGCTTTCGGGTACCTCCTGTGAAAAATTGTGTAATTTTTGAGGGGTGTCTCCAGCCCTCGTTACCCGGCCCTGTCCAGAGGCCCGGCCTCCTGGCGATGAAGGGGGGGGCCATCAGC